AGATCGGACGCCTGGACGCCGACGTGAGCCTCCTTGCCCGCGTCGTGGGGCTCGATGCCGGTGATCTCCTCGACCGGCTCCTGCGGCTCCTCCGGCGTCTCCTGTGGCTGCTCGGTGGCTGTCGTCTCCACGGGTGCCTCCTCGGGCTGTGGCGCGTCCTGGCCGGTGGCGGGGAACCAGCGATCGCTCGGGATTTCGCGGGGCTCGTCGACCGCCGTCAGGGCGCCGTTGGAAAAGGGATTGTCCTCGGCGCGCTGCGGCGCCTGCGCGGTCAGCTGCTGCTCTTCGGCATTCAGCCAGACACGCTCGCCCGGCTGCACCGGCAGGCCCTTGGACTCGCGGTTGATGATCTTGACGACGCCGAGCACGCTCGCCGACGTGTTCTCGAACTGCTGAGTGGCTGTCTCGGTCATGCTGCCTCCAGGCCGTTAGTGGTTCGCCGTGCCAGGACCTAATGTACGAAACGGTGCCGACACCTACGTTCCCTGGCTCAGCATCGAGACCGCCCGCGCCACGTGGATGTCGTCTGGCGGGTTGCCCGACGAGCCCGAGAGCACAAGCGCGACAGTCACTTCCCCCTCGAAGCCAATCGGGTCGTTACCCTGTGTGGTACCAGGAACCTCAGCCTTCTTGGCAGACCGAACGGGACCCCCATCATTACCGATCGTTAGGAATTGGACACCCGAGTTCGGATCAGCGGGATCTGCCAGCCACGACAGGCCGACCTCCATGTAGTAGCCAGCCGAGATCTCGGCTGGCAATCCTTCCTCAAGATCAAGGTAGAAGCCATAGGCAAGTAGCTTCGCGTAGGCATAGTCCATCGTCCCGAGCGAGTGGATGAAGGTCTCGAAGTCCGAGTCGGCGGGGATCAGGATGTCGGTTGCCTCGATCGTCAGGACACCAGAGCCGCCAGCGTCCGACCCGAGCGCAACCTCGGTCTCCAGGTACTGGCGACGGCGCAGTAGATCTTTGACCCGGAGACTCACGCCCAACCTAATTTACGGCGCCCCCAAAAAGAGGAGGAGCGGCCCGAAGGCCGCCCCTGCGCTCATCCCGTCAGCGGAGGGGCTACCTCCCCGCTGAAGCTTTAGGTCAGCTTGATCCGCCCGATGCGGCCCTTGGAGGCGCCGTAGAGCAGCATGCCCGCGTCGCGCGCCGTCTCCCAGCGCTGGTAGAAGGCGGGCAGCTTGAGGATCTGCACCTTCGCCTCGGCGCCGTAGTAGGTCAGGCGGCCGGAGTTCTGGCCGACCAGCCAGAGTTCGTCGTCGGGCAGCACCAGGTTGCCCGCGAAGTCCTCGAACTGCTCCACCTGCACGACCGGCTTGCCCTTGTAGTTGGCGATCTGGCCGGTGCGGAAGATCTGCTCCTGGATGTTGGGGCCGTAGTCGAGACCGACGATCGCCAGCTTGCGCAGCGCGACCTCGGTACCGACGATCGAGACACGTCCCTTGGAGCGCGCCGAGACGGCGTCGAGGATCGAGTCGACCTGCACGTCCGTGAGCGTTGAGCCCGCGAACTGGCCGAAGTACGGCGAGGCGGCGATGCCGGTGCGCACGAGCGCGATCAGGCGCTCGGTGGGCAGCTGCGACAGCTTCTCGCGCGCCTGTGTGACCAGCTTGTCGAACTGGCCCCAGAAGTCCAGCTTGATCTCGTCAGCGTGCAGGTCGATCGCCGCGACGAGTTCCTCCTTCGGCATCGTGGCGCGCTCGTAGCGCAGCACGTCCGAGAAGATCTCGCCGCCCTTGCCCTGCCAGTAGGCCCGCATCCCGCGCAGGTCCTCGTTGACGTAGTCGGGGTCGCCGAGGCCGACCGTCTTGACCTCGATCAGCTGGTTGACGATGTCCTGCTCCATCACGTCCGCCCACGTGATGTTCAGGAGGTCGAACGCGAGCTCCTCCAGGTCAGCAGTGTTCGCCGGATGCGAGAAGTGCGCGGCCAGGGCGGCGTTCGAGCGCGCCTGAAGCTCCTTGCGCTTGGTCTCGTCCTGCTCCGCGTGGACCGCCGTGAGGGTGGCGAGAATCTGCTGATTCATGTGGGTCTGATCGCTCCTGTTATTGCTTGATCGGCGGTTGGCCCTTATCCGGCGTCCAGCTTGCGGACGTACAGGATGCCTTCGGTCCGGGCGGCGTTTACGGGTCGCCACTCCATGACCTCGAAGATGCTGTCGATGTCGGCGGCTGCGTCCTTCGCCCAGGCGCCGGTGCCGGAAATCCCGGTCGGCCGCACACCGTCGGCGTCCCAGCCGATCAGGTCACCCGGCTGGTAGGTATCGGGCACGACCAGGGTGAGCGCGAAGTCGCCCTCGTAGTACGCGTGCACGTACTCGCCGTCGGCGATGTTCGCGTTCATGATCTCGTTCGGGCCGAGCGAACTCGGGCCGACGTTCTGGTCGGGCACCTGCACGGTCTTGAGGGCGATCGCCAGCTGCTTGGCCTTCGCGGAGTCGCCCGCGACGGCGGTGCGCATCTTGAGCGCGTCGCCCGGCGTGTTGACGTGCGCGGAACCGGCCGCGTCGTAGACGGGCACTACGGCGGTGCCCGGCACGATCGCGCCCGAGGCCTTGCGGTTCGAGTAGTGGCGCGCGCGCGGACCGTTGATGACGGTCACATGCGGGAGTCCCGAGACTCCGGTGAGAGGAAAGGCGCCCGTGGTCATGTGTTCTTCTGTCTCCTCTGGTTGCTCGGGACTACTTGTTGGTCACCGGCTGCTTGCCGAAGCTGCGTGCGAGGCCGCCGATCGTCGAGCGACGAGTGACGCCCTGGTCCTTCGGCGCCTCGCCGGAACCGAGACCGGAGGACGCGACCTGCTCCTCGCTGAAGAGGCCCGCCTTCTGCTCGTCGGCCTCCTCGTTCTCGTCGCCGTCCTTCTTCTTCTCGTCGGCCTTGACGCCGAAGGCCGCTTCGAGCTCCTCGATGCGTGTTGCCCACGCGGTGTCGTCGAGGGTGCCCGCGTCCTTCTGAAGGTTGGTCTTGATGATCTCGGCCTTGTCGAGCTTCGCCGTGAAGGCCGTGCCCAGCTTGCCCAGGCGCTCGTCGCGCAGGGTGGTCTGGTTCGCCTTCTCCTCGGCCTCGTCGGCGCGCTTCTTCTGCTCGTCGCGCTCGCCCTCGGCCTTGACCTTGGCGGCTTCCTGGTCCTCCAGCTTCTTGGTCAGGTCGGTGACCTGCGCCACGAGGTCGGGCACCTTCGCGGCCTCGACTTCGAGACCCGCAACCTTGGCGGCCTTCTCCTGAAGGGCGGTGTAGTCCGACTGCTCGACCGGGATCTGTCCCATGGAAGTGCTGGCTCCGATGTGTTGGTGGCTAGCTTCGTGGAACGCCACAAGGTCCTCGACCTCCAGGTGCGCTTCGCTGTAAGCACCCCTGGCTCCCCGTGTCCCGAAGATCAGGCCGGTCCCTGTGAACGTGACGCCGCCTAATATACGAGCGCCCTTCTCACCTTCTTCGCCCTTCAGGTGAGCACACCAATTCAGTTGCTCGAAGCCGTGCGGCATGCGTACGAAGTTCATGCCGCACACCGAGCACGCGTAGTGCGGTGACAGGCACTCCATCGACTGCATCAACGTGCCCTGCTCGGCGTTGATGCGCGCCTCGTCGGCAACCTCGGGGAAGCGGTGCGCCCAGATCGCGAGTGTGGTCTCGATACGCGCGCGCGGCACCTTGTCCTTCTCGGGTGTCAGCAGCTTCGTGTCAGCGATCACTCCCACGTTGGCGGCGAAGTCGTGCATGACCGTGACCGGCATGAAGTTCGGCGTGAGCGCCTTGAGCGCGAGCTCGCCCGCAGTCCACTGATCACCGTTGGTGTTGGCGTTGTCGGCCTCGACGTACTGGCCGCGCATCCAGAGGATCCGGTCGTTTGGCGCCTTCTTCTTGAGGTCGTCCGCGAAGCCGCGCAATTCGACGCTGGCCGTGACCTCCGTGTCGAAGGCGAAGGCCTTGGTCTCCTCCTCGGTCGGCTTGATGACCTGGACAGGTCCCAGCAGGAAGAGCCGGTCGGCGTGCTCGTGAACCTGAAGGCCGCTCACGAGGCCTAATGTACGGGCGGGTCTTAGAGCAGAAGAAAACTCGCGCGGGCGCGCACGACGGTGATGTCCTCAGACGTTGGGCCAGCGCTGTAAAGGCCAACCGTGACACTGCCCGCGCTGCCCGGCGAACTTTGGTCATCCGCGCCGCCGAGCAACATATTCGTGGCCGGAACCAGGTTCCCCGTTTTCCACAGCCGGACAACCGGCGAATCGTTCGCCGCTGAAAGGGATACGCCGAAGTCGTTTGAGTTGTAGGCCTCGCCGGGGGTCGGCCACTCGGCCAGACCGATCTCGTCGTCGCTCTGCGGCAATGCCTCCAACTCAAGATAGAACGTGCCGATCACGAACTGCCCGGCCTCAACGTCCACCGTCCCGAGAACGTGGCCGTCTGTTGACCAATCGGTTCCGGCCGGGACGAGAAGGTCCTCTACCTCAAACACGATCGCGCCCGACTCACCACTCCCGGCCTCGGTGGACAACGCAACGGTCTCGTCGAGTGCCGCGCGGCGACGTAGCAAGTCACGTACTCGTAGGCTCAAGAGTTCTACTCCTCCGGCTTCGGCTCGGGTGGTTCGTTCACGATCTTGATTTCGCCGTCCTTGTCGATGTTGACGTGGACGTTGATGACCGGCTGAGCCGCTTCGACCGCCTCGGGTTCGGGTTCCGGCTCGGGCTCCGGCTTCTCGCGCAGCTTCTCCTCTTGGAGGTCGATCTCGAACCCCCAGGCCACAACATGGTTCTCGGCGTCGACCACGGAGTAGTCCTCGTCGCGGAAAAGAAGCGCCTTGGCCACCAGCGCAGTCGTCTTGGTACGGCCGATCAGCATCGAAAGACGGTCATCAAGGCGGACAATCCGGTGGTCCTCGGTCTCGTGCCCCGCGTTCACCGGGACCACGATCACCGGCCCCTCCTGGAAGGTCTCTTCGGCCTCGATCGCGCGTCGCTCGGCGGCCGTCATGCGCCCGATCGTGTAGTCGGGGAAGTGCTCAAGGATGGACGCGGTGAGCTCGCCGACACGCACGACTTCGTGCAGGTCCTCGTCCCACTGTGCCTTGACCGTCTCCCCGCGCGTGCGTGTGATCGTCCGGCGCCGTCGCTGCGGGTCGGTCCCACCTGGCGTGCGGCCGGGGTTGTTGTCCTGCGGCCCCTTGTTCGGCGAGTCGAAGGGTACGTCGCCGGGGATCATGATCTCGTCGTCGCCGCGCTCGACCTCGCGCTTGCGATCGTTCACCGCGATGTCGTAGTCGAAGCCCGCGTACTCGACTCCGTATCGGCGCGGGATGTCGCCACGGTCGCGCAGCTTCAGCATCAGTTCGGTGAACACCTGGAGCCCCTGGAGCACGATGCGCGGGAACCAGATCGAGGGCGGGTCGGTGAAGCGCCCGAAGGTGCCCCGGTTGCGCGTCATCGTCTCCTCGTACGGACCCGCCATCACCAGGCTCCGTAGGTCTGCGCGATCGCTGGTGATTACGGCGGTGGCGATCTCGACCGCCGCCTTCTCGCCCTCCGTTTTCGGGGCCTCCTCGCCCTCGGGCACGCGCATCAACACACGGACCAGCTTGCGCCCCAGCAGCTTGCGCTTCTCCGCGTTCAAGAGCTCCGACAGGTCCGGTGTGACAATCTCGAAGGTGAGCCGGTGGTCGCCCACCATCGCGCCCGAGCGTGTGATCATCTTCACCTGGTTGCGCAGGTGTTCAACCTCGCCGGGCTTGGCGGGAAGCTGGTCGGTGCCTTTCTTGACGACGACGATGTAGTTCGAGCCACCCTGAAGCAGTGAGTAGTCCATCAGGTTCAACAGGCGCTTCGCTTCGAGTAGTCCGAAGTCGGCCGTCAGCGGCGGGCGCGGGTACGGACCGTCGCAGGGCATCTTGAGGCGCTTCACCATGCGCGGGTTCAGCACGTAGACCTTCATGCCGGTGCCGAACAAGTCCACGTCGTTCTCGACGTAGGTCTCGCCAATGAAGAGCGCGGCCCAGATCGGCCTCTCCCTCGCCATCTGGCGCTTGGTAGCCACCGACGTTCGCTCGGCGAAGAAGGTCTCCAGCCAGACCCGCATCTTCTCCTGGGTCGGGTTGTAGGCCAGCGGCGCGTTGTCGAACATATCGTCGCCAATCACGCGAATGTTCTCGGCAGGCAGGATCCCGTAGCGCGGCGCGGCGATGCTGCGGTGCACCGTGCGCGAGACCTCCGAGTGGGTGAAGTCGAAGGTCTTGCGCACGAAGAGGCTCACCAGGGTCACCTGCCCGGCGATCAGATACTCACGGTAGATGCGCTTGAAAACCTGTTCGAGACCGGCCCAGGCACCGGCCCGGTTGAAGGTCTGGCGCACGTCTTCGGACTCGTGCTGGTTGTCGTAGCCCTCGCGGAACGCCAGCGACACCATCGCGCCGATGACCGCCCGGATGTCGTCGTCCTCGTCGGCGACCTGTCGCGCCAGCTTGATCTCCTCGAAGACGTTGGTCGGCATCGTGAACTTCGTCCGGGCCAACAGCGAGCCCTGCTGCCCGTAGGTCTGGAAGTTCACGTCCTGGCTCCACGCGACGTTCTCGGTGAAGTAGTCCGCGATCGCGTACTGGACCTCGCTGTCCGGTAGATCCGTGCGGTTGTCGATCAGGACGCTCGGCTCGTTCGGCGAGTAGAAGGCCATGCTGTCCGGCACCAGCAGGCCGGTTTCCTCTCGCTCGACGAACGCCACGGCGCCTAATTTACGGGCTCGCGCGGCTAGAGCGCCGAATCCTGCCGCTTAGCTGCGTAAGATCCGAGCCTGGCTACCAACGGAAGGGGTCTTATGTCGCAGAACATCAACGCTGTGACGATCACCGGGAACCTTACGCGTGATCCATCGCTGAGGGATACCAACGGGGGCGGGCACGTGTGCTCGCTGCGGATCGCCGTTAACGGCCGCGTCAAGAGGGCGGGGGAGTGGGAGGACAAGGTCAACTACTTCGACGTGGCGGTGTTCGGTAGGCAGGGTGAGGCAACGGCCGAGCACATGCAGAAGGGCTCGCCGGTGGCCATCACCGGCCGCCTCGACTGGAGCGAGTGGACCGACAAGGAGGGCAACAAGCGTCAAGGCGTGGCGATCATCGCCAACGACGTGCAGTTCCTGCCCGACTCGTCCAGCGGCGATAGCCAGGCCGTCGTCGCACAGACGCCTCATGGCGTTGTTCCGTCCGATGACGACATACCCTTCTAAGCACGAGCGGTGTTCAGGGAAGAGAAAGGCCCCGGCAAAAACCGGGGCCTTTCTCTTCCCGCACGTGGGAAAGGTACTACGCCGCGTCGTCGCCCTGCGGCTCGGCGGGCGCCTCGGGCTCGGCGGGAGGGGACTCCGGCGCCGCGTCGGGTGTCGGCTCGCCCTCGGGCGCGGGTCCGGGATCGGACGGCTGGTCCTGCGGGTCCGGCGCGGCCGGAGTCTCCGGCGTCTCAGCACTCTCCATTGAGTCCTGCCTTTCGTTGTTGAACATCCACACGGCGCAGCCTACACGCCCGTGGCTAATCCCGTGGGCTCACACCCATCGGATTTCCCGCACCGTCCACGAGAACCCGGCCCGAAGACGGGTCGACGGAAGTGCGTGTGACCTCGGGCGGCAGGCCACCGGGGTTCGCCACCGACGAACCGGGCACTGCGCCCTCGGTGACGAGCCGGTCGGTCGGATTCTCCGCGTCTGCGAGATCTGGAGAATCCTCCGAATCCGACGAATCGTTCGGCGACCCGTGCTGCTCGATCTTGTTCTTGGCGGCCTCGTCACGCTGCTCAGGGGTCAGGTCGAGTGGCTCGCCGGTCCTTGCGTTGATCGGGTAGCCGGGCGTCTCGCCGTAAGTCACCTGCGGCTCGCTGGGGTTGCTATTGCCCTGGTCGTCCATGCTTCCTCCTTCGTTGAACTACGAACCCGTCACGACGGTGTACTCGCGGCTTGCACTTGTGTAGTCGGCGTCCATGCGCTCGATCTCCTCGGTGCAGCGGTCTACAAGCCACCGCGCTTCCTTGATCGTCTTGTGGAGGTCTGGGCGAGCACGACGCTTGGCTTCCGCCTGGCTCTTACCCGATGTGGCCACCTGCAATTCCTCCCAGGACAGCTGAGCATCCTTGAGGTCAAGGTTGGCATGGAGGCGCAGTTCCGCGAGCTCGCCACGCATGATCGCTGTCTCCGCGATGTGATCCTCCAGGGCCTCAATCTTCTCTCGCTGGGACTTGTCACGCAAACGCGGGAAGCGCAACTTGACCGACCGCACCAGCACGGAGTCCTCTTCAAGCGCCTCTGGCTCGAACGTCTCTTCGTCGTGGAGGGACGGCGGCAGAACACTCATATGACGTAGTCGAAGACGGGTTCACCCTCGGGGATCGCCAGTTGCTCCTCGATGTCGGCGGCGTGATAGGCCATCGCCATCGCGCGGAAGCTGTCGAGGATGTGGAACATATCGGGCTTGCGAGTGACCCCTCGCTCGGCCGCCTGACGCAATCCTTCGACGCGCTGCTTGGTCTCGCCCATCATATCTGTGGTGATCTCGGTGTCGAACGGCAACAGCATCTTGCCGGAGTCGACCCACTCGGCCAGGTAACGCGTCGAGGCGATGATGAACGGTGCGTAGGTGACGAAGCGCTTGCTGCCGTCCGGCAACGTCTCTTCCTTGACCGCGTTGCCGTACTGATCCTTGACGACGCCTGTCAACTGGTCCTTGAAGACGTGTTCCTCGGCGACGTTCACCGGGACCTTGCTGTTGAAGAAGTAGCCGCGAGTGACCGCCATCATGTTGGGCGGCACGAACTCGTCGTCTTCGAGTTCCTGCATCAACGGGAGACCCAGGCCGGTGGAGTCGATGCCGAGCCCCATCAGGCTCCCGCCGAAGTGCCAGCCGATCGCGTAGAGCGCTTGGCGCAGCTGCTTCGACCGGAAGCGCTCCAGCGTGTAGCGCCGGAACAGCTTGAGACGAAGTTCCTTGCCGACCATTGCTTCAGTGAACAGTGAGATCACCGAAGGGGATCGGTTGAGACCCACGTCCATGCCGCCGTAGACGGAGGAGTAGCCAGACGGCAGGTCGAGCGCGTCCGCGATCTTGATGTCGGCGGTGTCGAGTTCCTCGGCGCGGAACAGCTGGTGAACGTACTCGCGGTTGTTGTAGTCGGATCCCTTGACCTCGCCGCGTTCAACCTGCTGGTCGACGCAGGCCATCAGCCGCGCCGTCACGAAGTAGGCGCTGGCGGCATCGCCGGGCTCGCCGAGGATGTTGCGCCGATAGTCCGGTGAGCTCGTCCCGCCGTAGGCGGCTCTGGCACGCTCCTTGGCCTCCTTGCCC